CAGAGATGGTGTGATACGCGCCCGGCGGAAGCTGAAGCTGTTCCATCGGGAATGGCTGGCCGGGAAACGTACCCTGCAGGAGGTGGCGCAGTATATGAACTGCCAAGAAGCCTACTATAAAAATTTTGATGACCATGGGCGGCTGCTGCGTCTGCGGCGGCTTTGCTATGCAATTTTTGGAGGTAGAGTGCCTTGTTCAAAATCATCAAAGCCAGTGATGGCACCGTCCTTGCCTTGACCGAGGACGTGACCTACATCAAAAAAGCCGACAACGGCTGTTATATCCTCTGCCCGGAGCCTGATGCTTCGGGCATTTCTTATGCCGGCACGCCGTATCATCTGCTCGATCGTGACCCTATGGGGGACGATTTGGAAAGCGTTATGCTGGAGCAGACCGATATTGGAAGCTGGGTCACGGAGACCCAAACCGCCATCGAGGATGCTGATGCTCTCAACGTGGATCAGGCGTACCGCTTGACATTGCTGGAGCTGGGCATCACTGATGATACCGATGCTTCTTGAGAAAGGGGGTGAACTGAATGCTGTATCGTACTTGCAAGCGCATGATCGAAAAGGGCAACACCGCTGGCATGGCAACCAAGCTGGATGTCTTTTACGCTGCCAACAAGCTGACCGAGGACGAGCAATGGGCGAAGATCGCGCTGGTCAAGCGCATTTCCGAGCGCGTTTGGAAGTAACGCTACCGTTTGCAGGTGACGGCGCGTGCGAGACATGGCGTATCACGTACAATGGTTCGGATCGTATCGTTCGGGCAGGTTATCCGATATGCCTGATCGCCCTTCCATCATGAAAGGACTTCCATGTCCCAATCCTCGACGCCCGCCGTCACCGATGCCATCTACGATGCATCGTCGCTCGGCCGCCCGCGCATGTTTGTGTTGGGTTTGCAACACATGTTTGCGATGTTCGGAGCCACGGTGCTCGTGCCTGTGCTCACCGGCCTTTCCGTTTCGGCGACGCTTCTGTTCGCCGGCATCGGCACGCTGCTGTTTCATTTTCTATCGCGCGGTAAGGTGCCCGCGTTTCTGGGCTCGTCGTTTGCCTTTATCGCGGGTTATGCCGCCATTGCGCCCAACGGCGAGGCCGAGCTTTTGCCCTACGCCTGCCTGGGCGTTGCCTGCGCCGGTCTGCTCTATCCGGTGCTCGCGGCCCTGTTCCGTGCCTTTGGCGCCAAGCGTGTCATGCGCTTCTTTCCGCCGGTGGTGACCGGTCCCATCGTCATTTCCATCGGCCTGATCCTAGCGAGCTCTGCCATTGCCAACTGCCAGACCAATTGGCTTGTTGCCGTTGTCGCTGTGGCCGTCATCGTCATCTGCAATATTTGGGGCCGCGGCATGGTCAAGATCGTGCCGATTTTGCTGGGCGTTGTGGTGAGCTATGCCGTCGCGGCGGTGCTGGGCGAGGTTGATTTTTCGGGCGTTGCCGCCGCTCCGTGGGTCGGTCTGCCCATCGTGTGGAACAACACCGTGTTTGCGCTCTTTGGCCCGCAGTTCGATAGCGGTCTTGCCACGACGGCCATCATCACCATCATGCCGCTGGCCTTTGCAACTATGATCGAGCATATCGGCGATATCTCCGCCATTGGCTCTACCTGCGAACGCAATTACATTGCCGATCCCGGTCTGCACCGTACCCTGCTCGGCGATGGCCTGGCGACCATCTTGGCATCGCTCTTTGGCGCCCCCGCCAATACGACGTATGGCGAGAACACCGGCGTGCTTGCCTTGACGCGTGTGTTCGACCCGCGTGTGATTCGCATTGCCGCCTGCTGCGCCATTGTGCTTTCGTTCTGCCCCAAGTTTGCTGCGGTGATTGCCGCCATGCCGGCGTGCGTTATCGGCGGTGTGTCGCTCGTGCTCT